GTATAAGAGACAGTCTCCAAACATTTCTTGAATATAATCATAATACATATCTTTTGCTCTTAATTCATAAAGTTCTGACACAAAAAGATTTAGTTTTACATCTTTTCCCTCTAAATCATCTTTGGAAAAAAATATATCATCATAGAATAATTCGACACATGATTCCTTATATTCCTCTTCTGATAAAACATTTTCCTCCTCATATTCTCCATAATTTTCATTTTCCATTACATTACTTTCTGATTGCACAACCGTAGGATCTGTTTTAGAATCTATTTCTTGATTTGTATTTTCTCTTTGATAAGTAGGATAGTTTTCAACTGATTCATCTGGTAATTCAATAGTTTGACTTTCTGTTTCTATTACAGACTCTATACTTACATTATTTGAAACATTTTGGTTTTCCTCATTTTGACCACCTAAAAAATAAACAAAAATTACAATTACAGAAAAAATAATTGAAAACCATGAACCGCTGTGATTTTTATTATTTTTATCACCTTTAACAATGTCAATAATGGCTAAAATAATTGCTACTGGAATTGTAAGACCAATAAGAGTGAACACAACAGATAGTATGCTTAATGTGCTTTGCTTTTTCTTTTTCTGATTTTGTTTTTCCACAATATCAATGTCAAATTTAGACATACAAGCATCACAATAACCTATTCTGTGATATACCGGCAATCCTTTTTCATCCGTAGCCACCTGTTCTGGAACAACTCTCATTTCTTTACCACATTTGTAGCAATTCATAATATTTCCCCCTATAGGTTTTATTAAAAATCTCATTTTTTGAGACTTTTTTCGTAAAAAATTTTTGGTCAACCGTTTTGATACCCCCGTAGGTCTGCATTTTCAACCGAAAATCTCGTTTTCAGAGGTTTTTGAAAGAAAAATTTTTCTACAATTTTCGTGCTAAAAATTTTCAATCCCCCCGGGGTAGCACTTTTTAAGCTGAAAAATCCGTTTTCAGAGTTTTTTCGCAGATTTTTTCAGACCGGTTCAAGGTGTGTAACATCTGCGCACTTCTGCGGTGCTAGTCCTGGACTTGTCACCCGGTCACCGTGTCGCAGCTTTCGCAAGGTCTCCGACTGCCGAAAGCATGGAATCATAAGCAGACCGCAACAGCTCCGCAGATTCCGGAGACAGACCACCGGCGGCACTCTCCACCCTTATAACGGTTTCCAACCGTTCCCCGGCATCCGCTACGCTCTCCATGATATCATATACATGACCGATTCCCAATTTTCGCATTTTGTATAATCCCCTTGTAATATTTGATTGTACACCAAGACAGCGCAAGCCGTCAATATATCTGGGCGCAGGATCTGACCGGATCCGGTGGAAGAGTAACACAAATAGACCGCCAGACGGCAGCAGATCCAACGGAACACGACAAAAAGACGGTTGCAAGCCGTCTTTTATCTGTTTTCCAGTTCAAAAATTGCCCATCGCAAAACTGCGGCTGTCTCCGTGTCTTTCTCTCGCTCCGCACACTCTAACAGCTTGTATAGTCTTTCAATGTTCTTTTCTTCCATCCTGGTTACCTCCTTTTTCAATTTTTGGGTAAAATACACCCATAAAACCGCCGCCGGTAGTGATCCGGCGGGCATCCTCTGCGGCAGTTAATTCAAACAGTTTTCAATATCTTTTGCAAGGTGTGGAAATGCTTTTTCTATGTCTTGCACGCTGTCGGCGTAATAATCACCAACAATTTTTCCAAAAATGCGAAGATTGCCGGAATAAAATCCGCCTAAATCATTAAAATATATGTCTAATCCTGTCACCTGTTCCGGCTTGTCTCCATACCACATATCAATATTTATTTTTCCCATTTTCATTTCCTCCATATTTTCAATTTTTCCCGGTTATCCGGGTAAAAGCAAGCCGGGGCACGATCCCCGGTGTAAGCCTGTCTTACTTGCTTAATATTCAATTTTTAATTGCGCAGAACCTTTATATAAAAAAGCTGTTTTTCCGTGTAGGTTGCTACAAGTCCAACCACCAGAAATATAATCATTTATAAGTCTTTCAAAATGCTGATAATTTGCACATTTAATATATATCATTGTTTCAGTCCTCCAATTCTATGTAGTATCTGACGATGTACACATATTAAAAGTAAAAATAAAATTTTTCTCCGGTTGCGTTCCATTCTTTGTCTAAGATTTCCATTTTGTATAATTGGCCATTGTTACCGTAAGTGCCAGTAGAATAGAAAAGCTGTGTTGCGCTACATCCTTTAGCTTCTGGATACGCTTTTTTTATTTCTGCGATGATGTTGTTAATTCTATCATCATTAGCACCGCACAAATAAGAGCCGGACGGAACATCTTTTAAGCAGCTGATAAAATGGATTGCATTCTCAAATTGGTAGCAGTTGCCGTCTAACTTGATACCGTCTAAACGCTGACCCTCTGCCAGAAGATTTTTCCGTGAAATTCTTTTACTCATATTGCTTTTACCTTTTCACCCGTGTTATAATTTGGGTGCCTTTCTTTTTGGGTGCCGCCCGACTATCTGCCAGGATGCCCGGGCGGCTTTTTTATTTGTTGAGATAACTATATCATGTTATATATCATGTGTCAATACATTTTATATAAAAATTTATATAAAAATTATATAATATGATATATATACAATTATATTGCATTTATATATAAAGTGTTATATAATATGATAAAATAATTTATATAAGGAGGTTTTACAGATGGCAAGAACAGCAGATTACACACGCAAAGCAATTAACAATTACCGAAGTAAATTTGATCTTGTCCAAATCAGATTACCAAAAGGCACAAAGGACAGAGCGGCAGAATCAGACATAAATATAAATGATATAGCTGTATCGGCTGTATTGGCTTATTTAGACACTTTGGAAAGCCAAACGGAGAAGTTACCGCAAGAGCCGGAAAAGACCGTAGAAAAGGAAAATACAGAGCGTACAGAGGTAGAGGAAAAAGTGGCATTGATGCAAGCAAATGAAAGATTGCATCAACTCCAGGAGCAGAGGAGAGCAGAGCGGAAAGCATCGGAACAACCGCAGATTGTGAACGCTGAGGAATTTTTGAAAAATATCAATAAATAATTGCAATAGCCTATTGACATGCTATATAACATGATATATAATCAAGATACAAACAAACGAAAGGAGCGAACGACATGGCAGGAACACCGGAGCAGATCACAGCAAAGAAAGCCGCCCGGATCCGGTCAAACGTCCGGCAGTTTTTCAGGTACTACCAGGAGCAACTGGAAACAACGGAATCGGAACTGCTGAAAGAATTTAACCGGGCAGAACTCCAGGCACTGGAAGCAGTGCAAGCGGAAACGCTCCAAGCACTGAAGAGCATGACAGATTTGGAGTTATTGACCAGCAAAACCGCATACGGTGACAGGGCGTTAATTGACCGGATCACAGCAAGAGCGGAACGGATCAGAAGAACAAGTAAACAAATAGCTTAAAAGAAAGGTTAAAAGGTTGAAAGTATGCAGAAATTAGAAATTTATTGTAACTACGGAGTTTTAGCAGCAGAAAAGAGAAATGTATATACTTACGGAGGAGAACACCAGCACGCAACCTACAGCGATCGAATGACTGTTATAGTTCCGGAAGAATGGAAATTATATAAAAATACTTTTGGCGCTACTATGGTTGAAGCTCCTTGGGGCGAATGCTACGAGATTAACGAAGTATTGCAGGGAAACGAAAAGCCTTGTTTTTATGCGCTAGATAAAGAAATGAAAGGGCACAGAGTGTACTTGGAAGAGGTAAACGAATAAAAGCAACAGGCGGAGCCGAAAAGCTCCGCTTTTTTGTGTTGGAGTAAAAAAATGAAAGACAATATACAATCAAGAATCTGCAGAACGTGTGGAACCAGCTTTTTAGGTGGGCCAAGGGCGTTTTACTGCCAGGAATGCAGACAAGAACGAAAAAAACAGCAAAGCAAAAGATATAAAGAGCGCATCAAGTACGGATCCGTAACCACACTTGGGTCTATTATACAGTGCGAGTCTTGCGGATGCAATATAATCAAATGTGGCGGTTTGCAAAGATTTTGCCATCAATGTGCTAAAAAACATTTAAAAATAATTGATAATCAACAATCTTTAGATTGGAATAAAAATAATCAAGTAAAAGTCAAAAAATCAAAAAAATTATACAACGATAAAAAGCAAGCAACCGGAATACATAAAAACAGCGGCATCCCTGGCGTTAATTGGGACACGGTAAAAAGCAAATGGATTGCTTGCGTATCTGTTAATCATAGGCAAATCAAGATTGTGACCACGTCAAATATAAATGTCGCAAAATCAGCAAGGGAGGAAGCGCAGAAGGCAAAAGAAACCGGATTATTAACAGATGATTTTATAAATATATTAAAATCAAAATATCGTAATCTATAAGCAGGTTTAACAGCCTGCTTTTCTTGATCTATTTTCACTGCGATATTTTAACGTGCTAAATTTTGTAGACAAATTGTAGACATTTTGTAGACGCAGATTAATATAGATTAGATTAAATAAAAGGAGATTAAATAAAATAAAAATAAATAAGAGCAGAAAGACATTGATATACCAAGTATATATAAATACTAGAGCTGACCATCTGCCACCATGTACCCATCTGCAAAAATTACCTATCTGTCTGTCAAAAAATCCCATTTGTCAAATTTAACCGGATGATATTTTTTAATCGCATGATTTTTATTTGCTCAGTATTACCGGCAGACATACCACCGTAACAAATTGTCAAATGCGTAAAAGGTTGTGATATTATGTTGTGGATTTTTAAATAACCATTATGGTATGATAAAAACAGTTAGGGAGCCGACGTTAACACGGTGCGAGTGACAGCGGTGCAAATCCAACCCCCTCTGGATATGCATCCGCCCAGATTGTAACCAAGACCACCGGAGCCGACAGACCGGAAAAGATCAGAAATCACTATCTGATCACTTTTTTAGATTTATGTTTTACCTGATCTTTGGAGGAGATCAAAAAACATAGGTTTATTAAGTGGTGGTGCTTAGTGATTTTTTTAGTGCAGATTTTTAGGAGGTGTAGAGCGGTGCAGGACGTCAGAGAGATTCCAAACATTGACGAGATTAAAAAAAATATCCGGAAATACTTTGACGATTATTGTGCAGCTTATGGCATCGATGACATGAGATCACAACGGCAACCGGTTTTTAATGGTGCTATGCAGTATATATATAATAATTATATAAGACCTAGTAACGTATTAAAGGATATACCCCAAAACGTAGTTGATAATAGTATTAACCAAATGCTGACTAACTACAATGCGTACAATATAGATTTACTGTATGAGGTTTATTTATATCTTAGAGAGTTAGCCAATGCTTATGATATGACTGCTACAGCTGATACATTTAAGATATTAACAGGGATATCTAAACAGGCTTTAAGTGCCTGGAGGACTAAATCAAGTACATCGAGCATGGACGAGGTCAGAAAAGCTTTTGTAAATTGGTTAGATGATGCAGATTGCGATCAGCTTGTTGCTTTTAACCTGCGGAATGCTCTAGGAGCAACGGAACGATTAAACAACGACCACGGGCGGAAACAGACCACACAGCAAGAGATTGTACACAAGATAACCAGGACAGCCGACCAACTTCCACGATTAGACACAAATTTTGGACAAAATACATCAATGTTGACCGATTCCGGAGCGTATGGAGATAATACAGCAGATGCGAATGAGTAGCAACAACTACGGAAACGTGCGGAAATATGGGATAGTTAAGGACGTGTCAATAAAGATTGCGTGAAAGATTAGTTTAACGCATAGTTGAAAAGAAACATAGCACACCGGGGGATGGGGTCTGACAGGACGAGCGAACAGCCCCTATTTAGTCCCTCAAATTTCCTCAAAAATAAAAAGACCTTTATCCAGAAAGGAGACCTAGATGCCAGATAATGTAAATCACCCCAGTCATTATGAGACAGGAAAATATGAGTGCATAGATGTAATGATTGAGACGCAGGGGATTGAAGCTGTGAAGAACTTCTGCATCTGCAATGCTTTTAAATATCTTTACCGGCATGAGAATAAAAACGGTGTAGAGGATGTGAGGAAAGCTAAGTGGTACCTGGACAAGTATTTGGAACTGGTTGAATCAGACAAAGAAAAGCTAAAGAAATCTTTTGAAAACTTAGAAAGAAGCATTGAGAATATTCAAAAAAATTGGAAAATACCGCCAAATATTGAAATTGCTATACCGCTTTGCAAACATGAATCTGAAACATACAATGATGAAAAAGTTTCTGTGGAAGAGGATTTAAGTAAAGTTGCAACAATTCCTACGTTAGATGCAGGATCAAGGGCGCATAATCCACAAACTGCTAAGAATTTTGCAACTTCTGTATGAATTTACAATGATCGAGGTCACTTATGCAGATCTACGGAAAAGAGATTAAAGATGAATGTTCAAAATGTGGTGAAGTGCTGCAATGCGAATTGTTTCTGCAAGGTCACGGAATTAAGAGAGACCGTGAGAATGTTACGGAAATGGTTAGCTGTCAGATGGAGCACCAAAAGAGCAGGCTTGATAAAGAGCCTAAAGAAGATTTGCCAGTTAAGGAGAAATGTGAATTGCCACCGGAGATTAAAGAGATATACACAGAGGTTTGGAAAATTCATAAAGAGTGCGCTAATCCGAAAACGGATGATGACTGGTCGTATCTTATCCGGCAGGGCAATTTGCTGATTAAAATACATAACAATAGCCAGTTTGCTAAAGCACTGGTAATGGCAATGATCGATGAAATTGAAGGAAGGACGAAGAAAAAATGCTTGGATTCATGATTTTAAAAATAATGACAACGTTGGTATTGACAGTTTTAGCAATATCTGCTTTATGGTATGCTCCAAAACAGAAAACAGCATCAGACGGAGTTATTTTATTTGCGTTCGCAATGTTCCTTGCATTTGGAATAACTTTCGCGTGGGTATAGCCTATGTGGTTACCGGAGATTATGCGAATTATCCCATATCACAATTTTGAATGGGTTAAATTCATAAAGCCATTGTTATTGCCGAATATCCGGTGTTGTGTTGGCATTGGATATGTGGCAGAGAAATCAAGGCATCAAGAGTGTATGTAGCCTGTGTGTGGGAAACGAAAAATGGAATAATGCGTTTGACAACACAAAGTTTTTCAAAGTACCGTACACAGGCGTGACAATTTTTTTTAGATAAAGATAGGGTGTTTCACAAAAATAATCCGGGAGCAGATGGTCTCTCTCCCGGAGTTTAGGACTATCGCCAAGCGGTAAGGCACAGCACTTTGACTGCTGCATCCCAGGTCCGAATCCTGGTAGTCCTGTTTCGCAGATGTTTTCTTCTTTCGGTCTTTGCCATCTGCGAATATTCCACCTACATGGAATACTCCTTTCACCTCATAGCGGAATGCTGTTAAGAGCCGTCGCAAGGCTCGTGAGGGTTTTCCACGTAACCGCTTGAAGCCTTGCAACTATATAGCGGAGAAAACTTTATCTGCGGTGATAAGACGATACCGTGATTGAAATAGTCGGTAGGTAGCAGATAGATATGCCAGAAGTTCATCTGTGGTTATACGGCACAGGTTTTGGGGAAATATGCATAGTGGCGATTGCAGCGGTCTGTAAAACCGTGACATTAGAAACACCGAAGGTTCGACTCCTTCTTTCCCCACGATGTCGGATCGCAACCGACTAGCAGGTAACTGGCGGATGCCCTGCGAAAATAAAAATAGCTATAAGTGTTGCGCTGTGTCAGCGCCTTAAATGTAGGCATACAGCTTATGGAAACGCACATGATCGGTTAGTCAAGTGGTAAGACACCACCCTTTCACGGTGGTAACGCGAGTTCGAATCTCGTACCGATCACTGGGATGTAGCGCAAATGGAAAGAGCAGTGTCCTTCTAAGGCATAGGCTGTGGGTTCAAGTCCCATCATCCCAACTATTCGGTCAAATTATGCTGTCTGTTAACAGGTGGTCTATGTTTTGGCTGAAACAGTGATGCAATATGCTCTGCGATTGTATAATGCGGAGTAACCCCGGGAATATTGCATCTCAACCATGCATAGCTCCAGTGGAAGAGCGGCATCCGCATAGGATGTGTGTCGGCGGTTCGATTCCGTCTGCATGGGTTACGGAGGAATTTTACATGAATGGATTTCACCTTATTCTTCAAGATTGTTGTCAGTATTGTAAAGATTTTGAACCGAAACTGATACAAATGAATATAACAACAGTGTCTGACAAAAGCGAAAAATACTTAAACAACATTACTTGCGAAAATCTTGATAAATGTGAACGGTTAATGGAGAGGTTGAAAAATAAGCATGTGTAAATTTTGTGAAAACTGGCATGACGAAAATACAATCTGCGGAGCAGACATTAAAATTTATAAATGTGCGAATGAAACAAATTTGACAGAAGCACAGATTTTGAAAAATGTCAGAGACAATAAACCTGGTATTGTTATTTTTGCAAATGCAGCAACTATGGGATATTTTAAAATTGAGTTTTGCCCCATGTGCGGCAGAAAGCTGGTGGAGGAATGACGTGTCATGATTGTGCTTACCTTGGATTTGATAGAAACGAAGTTGTAGGGATGGCTGAAATGTGCAACCATCCGGAAAAATGGATTCCTGGTGCTGGATTTGCTGACAGTGAACATGAGTGCGAATTTTTCAAAAAGAAATCAGGAGTTTCTAAATGGGATTCATATTCCGAAGATGAAAAAGAAAAGGCCCGGGAATATTTCCAAGAATACTATGTTCAAAATCCTGTTGGCGATTTAACATGCGAACAGGCTTGGGCACAGTTCGTTGAATATTTAAAAACTACTGATTCAAATGCATGATTTGATAGGAGTATTGAAGAATGAGCATGACAGCAGTAATTGAAAATATAGAACGTGATGCGTTTCGACAGGTCACACCTAAAAACATCGGGAATATTGAAGATATAAAAATTGAATGCGCAACGCTGGGAGATGAGCCGGTTATTATGGCTAATTCAAAGGAAGACGAGGAAACTTTGAAAAAATGTTTTTATGCAAAATTGTCCGAACATCGTTGTAGCAAGTGTAACCGCCTTTTAGGCAAATTCAACGGACAGGCTGAAATCAAATGCCCGAAGTGTGGGAAAATCAATAGAATTGGGGTGAATCTTGGATGAAAATTATAAAACGACACAAATTAGTAGCACCGACCAAAAGATTAACCTGCGATAAATGCGGTTCGATATTTGAGTTCGAGAAAAGAGAATGCGATGCAACTGACATAATGGGTGTAATGCATGATGGTCTTGGCAGTTACAATATCAAGTGCCCTGTATGTGGGAAACGGTCGTATTTTGATTGGAAGTAAATTGAATATTTAGAGCACCAGTCGTAGAGTGCCTACGCAGAGAGCCAAATTTCCAAAATTTTAGGAAAGGAGGCTCTTTTATATTGGCAAGTCAGAGCCTTATATCGGCAGTAAACAGTTATGACAATTACATACAGCGAAAGGGAATTGATGAACAGGTCATTGATGCGTATATAGAAGCCTGCAGAGTGGCTATAAACGGTGAAAAGGATATAACTTATGGCTTACATATAACAAACCGTTCTAAAGGCATTGTAGAGCGTTTCTGCATGGATAGGACAGGAGGTAGAATACTTGACCTTGAAAAATACAGCCAACAACATGAAGAAAAATACAGCCTTGTTGATGACTATTACAAAACGCTTCTGATTGAAGCACATTACCGATTTGAAAGCTTCATGCTATACATGGAAAAGAACAGACCGGTAGAAGAGAGATTTTATCAGCCGAGAATAAATCCATTACGGCAGGTAGCACAGCTTATTCAAGATTTGTACGATGATGTGCTTGATGAAGGAATGGTGTTTTGTCCCGGACGAATCGGTAAGACACAAATAGTAAAAATGGGTAATCTGTGGTTCGGCTCTAACAGACCGGAACGGTCTAATCTGTATTCGGCATATTCGGACAAAATTACTGGTGGTTACTATGACGGCATCATAGAAATGATTACAGACCCGACATACACATATGCTGAAATATATCCAAACATAGTTGAGAAAAAGTTAGTCACTGATGGAAAAGATTTGACAGTAGACCTTATCCGTAAAAAGACATACCCAACATTTACCATGCGAAGCATTTACGGAACATTGAATGGTGCTTGTGACTGTGACGGGCTTGGAGTTTATGATGACTTATTCAGCGGTATTGATGAAGCATTGAGTGAAGATAGGCAAAATACTGTATGGGGAAAATTCGACAACAACTTTATGCCGAGAATTAAGCCTGGAAAGGCTAAATTGTTGGGGATAGGAACACGTTGGGCGAAAAAGGACGTTCAAGGTAGACGGTTAGACCTATTACAAAATGATCCTGAATACAAAGGCATACGGCACAGAGAGGTTATTATTCCTGCACTAAATGAAAACGGAGATAGCAATTTTGATTATCCGTATCATTTGGGATATACAACTCTTGATTACAAAAGACGTATGGCATCTTTTGAGAACAATGACGATATGGCATCATGGTTTGCACAGTATCAACAGGAGCCTATTGAAAGAAAAGGTCAGATGTTCAATGTCGATATGATGAATTTCTTTAATCCGGCAGAACTTGAAGGAATAAGACCTGATAGGATATTTGCAGCTAATGACCCTGCTTATGGTGGCGGTGATTTTGTATCAATGCCTATCTGCTATGAGATTGACGGAGAACATTATATCACTGATGTTGTCTACAATGACGGTGATAAGGAAATTACCATACCGGAAGTTACTTCACGAATGGAAAGACATTTAGATAAATTTAATAATAAGACAGCAGAAGTCCATTTTGAGGAAACAAAGACAACATCAGCATACCGTACAGATTGTGAAAAGATATGGGAAAAAGACGGATATCCTATTAACACAAGTCATGATCCGGCAGACAATCAGACTGCAAAAATGGATAGAATCAAAAATCATGCTCCAGACATACGAAAACTTCATTTTGTGGACATGAAATATCAAACAAAAGAGTACAGAAAGTATTTTCAAAATATTTTGTCTGCTACTTTTGAAGGGAAAATGAAGCATGATGACGGGATAGATTCTACGGCACAACTATGTGACATGATTTACGGAAATAAAAGAATGGCAAGAGCAGAAGCAATTCAAAACCCATTCTCTTTCGGACGGAGGTATTGATATGACAACCAAAGAATATTTAGGGCAAATAAGCCGCCTTAATTGGATGATAAATAATAAACTCACGGAAATCGCACAACTCAAAGATATGGCGGTAAGCATATCTGCTCCGCAAAGCGGTGAAAGGGTACAGACTACACCGAATTTTGACAAAATAGGAACAAAATATGCCAAAATTGATGAAATGGAACGGAAAATAGATGGCATGGTGGACGAACTTGTCGATAAAAAAGAAAAAATCATACAGCAGATAGACAGCATGGAAGATGAAAACACATACAATATTCTGTTCGCAAGGTACATAGAAAAGAAAACTTTTGAAGTGATCGCAACAGAAATGAAATATTCATGGAGACAGGTTGTCAGACTTCACGGAACTGCATTGAAAAAGTTTGAAAAGAAATACGGAGAAGGATATTTGAATGAATGATGTCATTGAATGTCATATATAAAAAATGGTAATGTTAAACTGACGAAAATATTTAAGATGTTTTCTAATCCTCCTAAAAGGTGAATGACCGGAAATACCGTCTACGTTATGTGGGCGGTATTTTTGTGCGCAGAAAAGAGGTATTTATGATTTTTAACCAAAAAATTAGAGTGTACTGTCCGGGATGCGGACGGTTGGTCGGTGAATGCAGTTCAAAATCACACATCGACAAGACATATAAGTGCCGGAATTGCAATAAGATGGTTGTTTACCATACGGAGACCGGAGAACGTGAGATTAAGAAACTTCCCAAAAGAGACCAGAGCAGCGGAATTACATTTATGTAGGTGAAAATATGAACACTATGAAATTTCAAGACCTTGTAAAGGGTTGTCACGGTAGAAAAATTGCATATACGGATGTAGAGCAGATAACCGCAGACAACATTGTAAAGGTTATTGGTGATTGCATCGGTGTTTTTAATTACAATAAGTCAGTTATCAAGTACTTGTGGGAGTACTACAAAGGAGATCAGCCGGTACTGTACAGAACAAAGCTGTCAAATGAGGATATAACGAACAAAATCGTTGAGAATCATGCTTATGAGTGGGTACAGTTCAAGGTCGGTCAGACTTACGGAGAGCCTATTCAGTTTGTCAGCAGAAAAGATGATGAAGCTGTAAATAAGGCAGTAGATGAACTGAATGATTACTTAGCAGATGCAAATAAGCATGAGAAAGACATAAAAGCTGGTGAGTGGCAGTCGGCAACCGGAACATCATTCAAAGCTATACAGATTGTGAATGGAGATGTGCCTATCCGTGTGGTTGCACCTAATCCTCTGAACACGTTTGTCATTTACAACCGCAGTTCCGAAGAACCGATTTTGGCGGTACAGGAATTAAAAGATGAAAACGGCGAGTGGTACAAACTATGCTACACGGAATCCTATGAATGTAAGATAAAAAACAGTGCGGTTGTTCCTGATACATGGAAACTTCACGGATTTGGTGGTATTCCGATTGTAGAATTTCCGAACAACCATGAGCGGTTGTCTGATATTGAACTTGTTATAGATCTGTTGGATGCAATCAATAATACACAGTCAAACAGAATGGATGGTATAGAGCAGTTTATCCAGGCATGGTACAAATTTGTAAACTGTGAAGTTGACGAAGAACAGTTCAAAAAAATGAAAATGAACCATGCATTGGTTGTAAAGTCCATTAACAAGGATAACAAGTCTGATGTTGATGTGATGTCACAGGAACTTGACCAAACGCAGACACAGGTTTCCAAGGATGATTTAACAGACAGCGCACTTTCAATTTTGGGAATACCGAACAAGCAAGGAAACACTGGCGGTGATACGCAGGGTGCGGTTGAGCTGAGAAACGGATGGGATTTTTCAAAATCAAGAGCAAGGCTTAAGGATCCGGTTGTTAAGACAGCAGAGAAGAGACTGGCCAAGGTTGCGCTGAATGTTATCCGCATTAAGAAAGAGGATCTGAAAATCACTCTTAGAGATTTTGATGTGCAGATCAACCACAGTCCACAAGATAATATGTATACCAAGTCGCAGACATTACTGCAACTTCTGCAGTGTGGTATTCATCCGCTTATTGCAATCAAAACAGTTGGACTTTGGGGAGATTGTGAAAAGACTTTCAACCTTTCCAAACCTTACCTTGATGCTCTGTGGAAAACTGCTGACATTATCAACATGGAAGAGCAGATGGCAAAAGCACAGGAAATTGTAAAACAAATGCAAAATAAGACAGTTGCCTAGAAATAGGTAGCTGTTTTTATTTTATAAAAATTCGCAAAGCCGTGAGCGTACAAATCGGCAATGTCACTCGGTGTCGTTGCACCGTAAAAAAACGTAGGACATAACGGAGGTAATTTATGAAGAGAGAAGATTTAGCGGCAATGGGATTAACTGATGAACAGATTGAAAAGGTTATTGCCGAAAACGGCAAAGATGTTCAGACAGCAAATGCCAAGGCAACCAAAAACAATGCTGAACTGGAACGGTTACAGGGCATTGAAAAAGAGTTTAATGCCATGAAAGACCAAAATCTTTCCGAACAGGAAAAGGCAGCGAAGCAGTTAGAGGAAGCAAATAATCGTATCGCAGAGTTGGAAAAAGCACAGACTTTAGCAACTCAGCGTACAAGTGCGGCTGACAAATTCAAAATCACATCAGAACAGGCGGCACAGGTTGTAAAGGATGACGGCAGTTTTGATTTTGATGTTCTCGGAAAAATTATCTCTGATAAAGAGACTGCTGCGGCACAAGCCAAGGAGCAGGAGATTGCAAACGGATCTACTAATCCTGGAGGTGGAATTGCTGGCGGTGGAAAAGATGACAAAAAAACAGAAGCCGAAAAAGCGGCTGAAAAGATTGGCAAGACTTTAGCTGGAACAAACAAAGAAGCCGAAGCTGTAGTTAGCCAGTACTTATAAGGAGGTACACAAAATGAAATTCTCTGAAACAAGTGTAACTACCCAGTTAGAAATTCTTAAGAGAAAGCTGGGCGGTGAATTATTTGTTCCTATTAAACTGGATGCAAGTGCTTTCACTAATGGTGTGTGCAAGGCTGGTAATCCTATTAGTGCGACAGGAAAGAAAGTAAATGGCGGAAGCACAGATGATGCAGCAGTAGGTATTTTGCTTAACGATGTTTACGATAGCAACCCCAACGGAACTATCATTAAGGCTTTTGCCTGTGTAAATGAAGCAAATGCTAACGCAAATGCAGGTATTACCATTGCCGATGGTGTAAAGACAGGATTATCACTGATTGTATTTGAATAACTGAAACCGACTACAGACAGATGTAGCCGCTGACCGCTGAAAGATAGCGGTAGAAAGTGAGGAAATAATGAACATTAGAGATGCCTACAATGCGAAAGCAATCGCACTTGTGCATACAGAAGTTGCAAGTAATAAAATTGCATATCTTGGTTCCGGCTTATTCCCCGCCAAGAAGAAAATGGGACTGGATTTGAAGTGGATTAAGACTTCTAATGGACTTCCTGTTACCCTGAAAGCATCTAATTTTGATGCAGTTTCCACTATCAGAAGCCGTGAAGGATTCAAGATGCAAGAGACAGAAATGGCATTCTTCCGTGAATCTATGATTATCAAAGAACAGGACGAACAGGAAATCATGCGTATTAAGGACAGCACAGACCCTTACGCAGCAGAAGTATTAAGCAGAATTTTTGATGATGCAAATACTCTTGTGGAAGGTGCTGATGTAGTTCCTGAACGTATGATTATGCAGCTGCTTGCACCCAGTGACGGATCTCCTAAGATTTCCATTCAGGCTGACGGTGTAACCTACGCTTATAACTATGACCCTAACGGAACCTACAAAGCCAACAACTTTGCAGAACTTACAACTACGACCGATAAGTGGTCTGATACCGAGAACTCTGATCCTATGGATGATGTTTCCGTAGCCATTGATGCCGTAGAAGAAGCTACTGGCGAGAGACCTTCCATCATGATTGTCTCTAAGAAGACCATGAACTACTTAAAACAGAACAAAAAGATCAAGAGTGCTGTTCTTGCACAGAATACAACCGCAAATGTATTTATGACCGATGCGAGAGTAAAGGAACTTTTCTCTACCGAACTTGGCATTAGCATCATTGTATACACTAAGCAGTACAAGGATGAAAGCGGAACTGCTCATAAGTTTTATCCTGATGGATTTGCGACCCTTATTCCTAACGGTGCACTGGGTAGTACATGGTACGGCACTACTCCCGAAGAGCGTACACTCATGGGTAATCCTGCCACAGATGTAAGACTTGTGAATACTGGTGTTGCTGTTGCTGTCAGCGTAACAGAGGATCCCGTACAAACCAAGACTACAGTATCAGAAATCGTACTGCCTTCCTACGAGAGAATGGATAGCACCTATGTAATTAAGTGCTACTAATCGGAGGTATGCTGATGAAATTTGATTACAAAGTCAAATACAAAGGCAAATGGTATCTTCCGGGAGAAGAAATCCCGGAGGAAACCGTCACCGAAGTAAAAGAAGAAATCCCGGAGGAAACCGCATATACTAAGACGGAAATCAACCGTATGTCTACGGCAGACTTGCAGAAGTTAGCCGCAGAACACGGTGTCTCAGGTGCGGAAGAAATCAGCGGTGCGGAACTGAAAAAGATTCTGATTGAAAAGTTTGAACTTTAAGAGGTAGCACATGGCAGAATATACGACTTTGAAGCAAGTAAAAATCCGTCTGAAACAATTTCATATTGATTCTGAAAGTTCCGAGGTCGTGTTTGACCATTTGGAAGAAAATCCTCTTTTGGAACAACTTATCAGTCAAGCAGAAGCCGACATCAGAGCAAAAAGAATGTACCCGGAAAGCTACACTGAAGAGAAGATTGCTGCGGATATGAAAAAATTTCAGTCCGTGGTGGTTAATCTTGTCGTGTATGACAGATCGCAAGCCGGTGAAAACTTCATGGCAAGCTATTCAGAGAATGGAGTGTCGAGAACATGGAGAGACCGGGAAGAACTGTTTGTGGGTGTTTTCCCATTTGCAAAAGTTTTATAACCCCATCGAAATCGAGGGGTTTAGAAGATTGTGCGTGACCATGTTACGGATTCCGGTAATAAGGTTGCAGGCGGCACACTTTAAGGGTGGTGGGCGGTGTGCCAACAAATAAACAGTTAGGAGATATGAAGTGAAAGAATTTTTATTACAGACGTATACGATTGTTCTGCCTATTTTATTAGGCTACATCGTCTGGCTCCTAAAGCAGCAAAAGAAAGATAGGGATGCGAACAGCAAGGGAACAATGCTTCTTTTGCGTGTGCAACTTATTGAGTATCACGATAAGTACATGAAGTTAGGAGAAATTCCAAGCTATGCGTATGAAAACTTTGTTGAGATGTACAATGCTTATCATGCGCTTGGTGGAAATGGAATGGCAACTAAAATGTATGAAGAAATAAAAGAAATAAGATTGAAGAACGGAGGTAAGTAATTATGGATTTTTCACAGGTAGGAACTTGTGTTGCAATCGTGGTTATCTGCTATCTTGCCGGTATTGGAGCGAAGCTGATTCCGGTTATTAAGGATAACTACATCCCGGTTGTTGTTGGCATTGTAGGTGGCATTCTCGGAGTAGTAGGAATGTATGTTATTCCGGATTTCCCGGCAAATGATGTGCTGAATGCGATTGCGGTCGGAATTGTTTCCGGTTTGGCAAGCACTGGTGTAAATCAGATTTACAAGCAGGTGAAGAAAGATGCTTGACATTAACAAGCAGGAAATGAAGTACTCACGGCAGGGAGAAAAAGTCACGATTTATGACCGGGACGAAAACGGAGCAATAAAGTACATCGAGATGGACGGAGAAAGGATTCCAGTGGTTTTGAGAGAAACTACTGGATATTCTGAACCCGTCCTTTTTTCTGCCAACATCAGTAATAAGCTGTCGGAAGTACTGGTAAAAGAATTTGGTATTGATGATTCCAGTTCGTATTGTCAGATTGTGACCGACAAGGGCTATTTGCCGATTAAGGCAGGGGATGTTATCTGGAAGAAGTCAGAAGTAGGTCGTGACGATGACGGACTTGTGGACAGCAAGACTGCGGACTATGTTGTCAAAGGCGTTGCAGATGAGGGACTGACAGCAGATTTGTTTTTGTTGCAAAAGACGGTGAAGTGATATGGGAAAGACAATCAACATTAACCTGTTTGACCCAAAGTCCATACAAGCGGCTGTAAAGGCTCTTAGAGACTATGAAAATAGTTTAGAGTATAAATGTAGACTACTGGCAGAAACGCTGGCAGAAAAGGGCGTAGAGATTGCTAGAGTGCAGATTGTTGACCTTGATGCTATCTTTACATCAGAACTTTTGCAAAGCATTCATGCGGAATACGTTGGCTCTGTAAAGGGTGGCGGTGTTTGGTCGGTGGTTGCCGGTACAGACCATGCGCTTTTCGTTGAGTTTGGTACTCTTGGTAGCATTGGTGGAAAGAAAGAATATCCATATCCTTTGCCGGAAGGTGTTACATGGAAATACAACTCCGGTAAAACAATTCGGCAAGCATTACAAGACATTGAAGTGCATGGAAGCACTTATGTGAAAGCCGGAGAATACTACTGGAGTTATATCGGAGATGACAGAAAACTTCATATAACAAAAGGTATGCCTTCAAGACCTTTTATGTACCTGACTGCAATAGAACTTCGTAAAATTGTATTACAGACAGCAAAGGTGGTGTTTGGAAATGGCGGTTAATGAATATCAATGGGTATCAGACTTCAAAGTCAAGATTGCATCATACTTAAAAATGAAGATACCACAGAGCCATCCTAAAGCTTATGTGACGGACAAAAGTAAGGATTTGTCAGACCCTACATTCCCTACGGTGTACTTTCATGCTATGCCGTTCACAGAGACAGGACAAGACCTTGAAGGACGGTCTGTTAATGGAATCACAGCATCGTACCAAGTGGATGTGATAACCAACAAAAGTCAAGAAGAAGCCGAAGCTATCATGGCTACGGTTGCTGGACTTTTCAAACGTCTGCGATTTCAAATAACTTCCATGCCGGAGTTCAATAATACTTCGCAGGACACATACAGAAGCACTGCACGGTTCAGAAGAACAGTAGGTGCTGATGATACATTGTAACTATTAGAGCCATATGGCTCTATTTTTTTATGCAAATTTAAGGAGGTATAAATTATGGCAGCAGCCGGAATTTCTACTTTAGGTATTACTTTCGGATATGGTACAGAGACAACCGCCGGAACAAAACCTACAAGTTTTAAGCAACTTACAAGAATTAATGCCATTGGCGGCATCAACATTGAACCGGAACAGATTGATGCTTCTGCGTTAGAAGATGCAATCACCAGATATGTAAAAGGTCGTGCAGATACTGGCGGTTCTTTTGCAGTCACAGTCAACTTTACATCAGAGACTGTTGCTGAATGGACTGCACTTATCACAGCCTATAAAGCTCTTACTGGTGGAAATAGAATGTGGTTTGAAACTGTAATTCCCGGAGAAGAGAAATCTTTCTTCGTTGTGGCACAGCCACCTGAGCAGATTCCACAGCCAGAGATCGGACAGAATGAACTTCTGACGATTGAAATGAACCTTACCATTGAGGAATACAAAGGTTTGGATTCTACTGTTGCACTGACAACGGGGGAATAGAAAGTCAGTCAGAAACAAATAACACTGCCGTGGCTGACTTTGATGAAGCGGTAGACGAAACATTGATTTAGCAAAAAGAGAGCCGTCTTCGGGCGGCTCCTTTCCAACAAATGTTGGGGAAAGGATATGTTTTTATGAAGAAGATTTTAGTTAATGATGTTGAATATACTTTAGAGTTTGGATTCGGTGCTGTGGAGTGCAAGGATTTGATTCAAAAGATGTTTCTTATGCTTTCCGGTGGCTATGTAGCTAAAAAGGCAAAAAATGTACAGAATCCCACGCCAGAAGAAATTGTAGATGGTAGCGGATATATGCTTGCAGAATTTCCTCATGTATGCAAAACGGCTTTTTATGCTGGTCTTATCGAAAACCATGAAGGTATTACACCGGATGAATCCAATGCTTTAATGAAAGAATACATGAAAGCAAACGGCCTTTCTTTTGTGAAGCTGTATGGAGAACTGACAGATTGTATGGAAGAAGACGGTTTTTTCGAACTGTCGGGTCTGACGGAAATGATGACGCAGACCAAGGAAGAGATGGAGAAAGAGGACAGCAAGGTAACGAAGATGCCACAGGATCACAAGAAGAAATCGACTGGCACAAAATAATATGGGAAGAATATTTTCCATTTGCTTTTTCCATGGGAATTTCGATAGAAGAGTTCAAACATCTGAATCCTAAAAAATTAGAGTGGTGTTACAAAGGATATAAACTCAAAAAAGAGGAAGAAGATAGGAATTCATGGCAACGGTGTGGAGATTATGGAATATCTGCATTAATATTTGCAATAGACCATTGCCTAAACGGTAGAAAAGCACAATCGAAGTATATTGACAAGCCTATTATGGAACGTGCGGACATTGCTAATAATGAAAAAGAAATTCAGAAGCAAAGAAAAGCGTTCCTCGCAGGACTTATGGCAATGCAGGCTAATTTTGAATTATCACACCCAAAAAAGGAGAAATAAGCATGAGTTTAACAGGAATTGATGTGTCCTCATACCAGGGGACGATTAACTGGTGGGCGGTAAAACAGAACGGTATTGATTTTGCTATTTTGAAAGTCATCCGTAAGGATTTGAACCCGGACAAGAAGTTTGAAGAGAACTGGAAAGGTTGTAAAGAGCACAATGTCCATGTGCACGGAGTATATGAATACGGATATATTACAACGGTTGCAAAATCACGATCTGATGCAAGAAGAGTGCTTACTATTCTTAATGGCAGAAAAGTGACAGTATATCTTGATGTTGAAGATGCCGTTATGAAAGGTCTTGGCAAAAATATTATTTCCATTATCAATGCTTACGGCAAGGTTATTACTGATGCAGGATTACAGTTCGGTGTATACACTGGGGAAAGTTTTTACAAGACATACATTAAGCCTTATGGCGGTGTGAATTATCCCATGTGGATTGCACGGTACGGCAAGAATAACGGCAAGTGTGATGTGAAGTATCAACCGCAAGTACCAAACATGGTAGGCTGGCAGTACACTTCTAAAGGGCGTGTAGGTGGCATTGTAGGCAATGTAGACATGAATGTATGGTACAAGGAGTTAGATGCCGTATATGAGGATTCTACAAGCCATAGAAACCCTTATACAGAGCCGGAAAGACTTCTTTATTACAAGCGTCTGGCAATGATGAAGGGAAACGATGTCAAGTGGGCGCAGTACGAACTTGTAAGGAAAGGATTTATGCCGTCTGTAAATGCGAAAGGTAAGACGAACATTGACGGATATTTTGGAAAAACCACTTCTGATGCAGTAAAAGCATTCCAAAAGAGTGTTGGAATCACTGTAGATGGAAAAGTCGGTGCGGTTACAAGGGCATATCTCAAAAAGTAATTTTAGGAGCGGTAGGTGTCACAGCTTACCGCTCTTTTCTTGGAAGTGGGAGACACTTCCTTTTTTATTGCGGTAAAGGCGGTGCGGTATGGCAGATATTGATTCTTTGCAGATTAAAATAAAAGTGGATGCGAATAACGTAAGTAACGCACTGGATAAGTTGGCAAATAGTCTTACGAATTTTCAGAAAAGCTTGTCCATTGATACATCCAAACTGACAAGCATTTCTAATAGCATACAGAGTATCGCAAATGCCGCCAGTTCCATGAATGCGAGCGGTATTAAGAACATATCCACATTGACAAATTCCATTAACAGAATGGGAAAAATAGATACAAGCGGATTAAGCAGAATTTCATCTGCATTGAAGACCTTTTCTGCTGACATGGCAGGAACTAAAGTAGATGGAGTAGGGGATATTGCGAGCATAGCATCTTCGATTTCAAGACTTGGTGGTGTGGCATCCGGCAGAGCAGTCACAAACATTCCTTTACTGGCAAAGAATTTGAAGCAGTTATTTACAACTCTTTCAACCGCTCCAAATGTCAGTGAGAACATTATCCGCATGACAAATGCACTGGCAGGACTGGCATCTACTGGTGCGGCATCCGGGAGAGCAGCAAACTCTTTAGGACGTAATCTGAACACCTATACGGCAAGCGCAAAAAGAGCCACAAAGAGCACATTCAGTCTTGCAGCGGCTTTCGGCAGATTCTACGCAACATATTTCCTTGTGATTCGTGGAATTAAAAGTCTGTGGAAGTCCATAGAGGGAACCACGGACTATATCGAAGCATTCAACTACTACACGGTAGCGTTTAATAAAGTCGGAAAGGAATGGGGCAAGGATTTTGAACAATTCGGTTACGACAACGCAGAGGATTATGCGCAGAGTTTCGGAAACCGTGTAAATGAACTTCTTGGTAAAATGTCTGGTCTGAAAGTAGATGTAGACGCTGGGCTGATTTCTGAAAGCGGAATGAAGAACCTGGGACTGAATTTACAGGAGATTACGCAGTACGCTTCACAACTTGCATCTATTACCAACTCTTTAGGGCAGACAGGAGAAGTCACTACGGCAATTTCAAAGTCCATGACAATGCTTGCCGGGGACATTTCATCTCTGTTTAACGTGGATTACAGTACAGTTGCAACAAACTTACAGTCCGGTTTGATTGGTCAGTCAAGAGCACTGTATAAGTATGGTATTGATATAACGAATGCCACCTTACAGACCTATGCTTACAAATACGGCATTGAAAAGGCTGTATCTGAAATGTCGCAGGCAGAGAAACAGCAGTTGCGTCTACTGGCAATCTTAGACCAGTCCAAAGTATCATGGGGAGACTTGGCGAATACAATCAATTCTCCAAGTAACATGATTCGTCAGTTTACCAACAACGTAAAAGAAGCCGGCATGGTACTGGGACAGTTGTTTATTCCGGTATTACAGAAAGTACTTCCTGTCATTAACGGTGTCGTAATTGCGATTAAAAGACTGCTTGTCAGTGTAGCGAACTTACTGGGAATCAAGATTGACTTTTCATCATTTGGTCAAGGTGTATCCGGGTACAATGAAGATTTGGAAGACACGGCAGACGCACTGGATAAAGTTGGTACAAGCGCAAAAAATGCTCAAAGCGGAATCAGAGCATTTGATAAATTGAAAGTTATTTCAATGCCAAAATCCAGTGGTTCCGGAAGTGGTGCTGGTGGAGCAGGAATTGACCTTACCAAGGAAATCATGGATGCTACTGCAGAGTACGAAAAAGTATGGCAGGAAGCATTTGACAAGATGCAGAATACAGCTCTTGGCTGGGCTGATAAGATAGAAAAACTTCTTGAGCCTGTGAAAAAGTTATTCAAAGATTTATTCAATGGTGATTTCTTCGAAGCAGGACAAGATTTATCCGGTATTGTCACAGGGATATTTAACTGGATGTCCGATGCTATTGCATCTGTAGACTGGTATCAGATTGGTCAAAACATAGGACAGTTTCTTGCTGGTATTGACTGGACTGCTGTATTTACATCTGCCGGAAACTTTATAGGACAAGCAATTACAGCGGCAATCGAACTGTGGAAAGGAAGTTTCGATGCTGCACCAATCGAAACCACGATTCTGACAGCAATAGGACTTTTGAAATTCACTGGCTTGGGAGATATTCTGTGGAAAGCAATAAAAGATTCTATTGTCTTGTCAATGGGCGGTAAGGCAGGAGCAGGAATCGGAGAAACAATTCTCGGAAGTCTATTAGGAACTGGAGCGGCAACAGGAGCAGGGGGAGCGGCAGCAGCAGGAGCAACCGGATTGTTTGGTGGTATTAGTGCAGGAGCAGTAGCGGCAACAGCGGCTATCACAGCGGTTGTAGCAGGACTTGCGCTTGTATATGCGACAAACGAGGATGTTAGAAATAGTTTCAAGGAATCAATTTCAGCCATTGCGGATAACCTAACTCCTGCAATGGAGTTTTTGACAACAACGGTTATACCAGATTTACAGAATGCATGGACAGGGCTTGTAGATGTGCTTACTCCGATAGGAGAATTTTTGAAGACTGCATTCACAAGCATATGGCAGGATATGCTAAATCCCGCATTAAAATATGTTGGTGAAGAAGTGCTTCCGAAATTGCAAAGTGCTTTTGAAAATCTTTGGAATGGAGTGCTTGTTCCGTTTGGAACATTCCTTGGAAATATCTTAAAGCCTGCAATTCAAATTGTTACTGATATACTTACGGTACTTTGGAAAAATGTAGTAGTTCCTTTGGCACAAGCATTAGGAAGTGTTTTAGGAGCTGCATTTGATGCGATAGTCGATACCATGAATTTTCTGGTAGAACAAGTAAAACCAGTAATAGAAGTATTCAACTTCTTATGGGACAATGTTTTATCTCCCATAGTCACTCATTTGTGGGAAGATTTAAAACCTGCTTTTGAAACTGTTTTTAACGCAATAGGTAATATTATCAAAAACCTTGGAACAAAATTAAAAGGACTAATTAATTTTGTTTCCGGTGTATTTACTGGAAACTGGAGAAAAGCATGGGACGGAATAAAAGACATTTTCAAAGGAACATTTAACAACCTTGTATCCATAGCAGAGGGATGCGTAAATCTGATTATTGATGGAATAAACGCTTTTATTGATGGTTTTGGTCTGATTAGTGGCATATCTGAAGCTATAGGAATAAGTTTCAAGCCAGTGCAAATACCTAAAATAAGTATTCCTCGATTTGATACCGGTGGTTACGTTCCAAGCCGATACACGATGTTCATGGCAGGAGAGAACGGCGTACCGGAGATTGCCGGGACAGTAGGCGGCAAGACAGCGGTTGCCGGTGGAGTTGAAATCACTGGAATCAAAGATGCCATCAATTCCACGGCACAACAGGAAATTGCACTTCTGAAACAGAATAATCAGCTACTGCAAGGAATCCTTGAAAAAGAGTTTGGAATAACAACCGATCAAATTGGAATTGCAGCAAGACAATACGGTCAAGAGCAATTTAACCAAAAACACAAGAATGTATATGTATTTTAACACAGACAGCACTCTGAATGGGTGCTGTCTATTTTTATGCAATAAGGCGGTGAGCGTATGTCAGCATATCAAGGATGGCTTTTAAAAATTGGAGATTACGTTATTGACCAGTCAAGATTTATAGCCGCTGAAAGTTATCAGCCAGCTGTAAATATGCAGGATGTAGACCCGTGGACTGATGCAAATGGATACGTACATAGAAATGCTGTGGAGCTAAAAGCATTAAGTGTTGATTTTTCCACACCTGCGATGCTGACGGATGACGATTTGCAAGAGTTACTGTCCGGGATACGAAGCAACTTTATTGATGCAACGGAACAGGGATGTAATATCACGGCATACATTCCATTTTTAGGTCAATATGTCACACAATATGGATATATGGCTGATATAAAGCCTACAATCTACGGAACTTATGACGGAGAGATTAAATACAATCAGATAGAATTTTCATTTGTCGGAGGTGTAGCGAATGAGTAACTATACCTATGCGGATTTGTTTGATAAAAGCGCATCCAAAAAGGAAATCACGATTGAAACAGAGGACAAGTCTGTAAAAATCACCAACAGCGAAATCCATTTTGAACAGTTTGAATTAAAAGAAATACTATGTGATGATGATTACCTTACCTTTGGACAGTGCAATGCATCACAGTTAAAATTCAAAATTTCCAACGTGTTCACAAGCATGATTGGGAAACAGATAAATGTTTCTGCTGTGATTAATGGACATACTGACACACCGTTTGTTTTCGGAAAATACCGTGTCATTTCCGATAAACCAACAGATGATAAGCGTTACAGAAATGTGACGGCATATGACGTTATATACGATATTGGAGAATCAGAAGTATCTTCCTGGTATAACGGGTTGAAATTTCCTCTGACCTTAAAGCAGTTCAGAGACAGTTTTTTTTCATATTTTGGTGTTGAACAAGTAGCAACCACATTACCTAATGACAGCATGGAAGTGGCAGAAACAATCAAACCAAGCGAACTTTCTGGTCAGACGGTCATGGAAGCAATCTGCTCAATAAATGGATGCTTTGGTCACATTAACCATGATGGAAAATTTGAATATGTTTTCCTTAAAGAAATAATATCCGGATTATATCCACAAAAAGGATTATATCCACAGAAAGGATTATACCCTAGAAAAGGTTCTGAAAAAGAAAAGGTTACTGGTGGAAAATACAAATCAGTTAAATATGAAGATTTTGTCTGCCAAAAAGTTACAAAAGTGCAGATAAGGCAATCAGAAAATGATATTGGTGCAGTTTACCCAGATACAGAGATTACCGACAACGACAACAGTTATATTTTGCAAGATAATTTCCTTGTTTATGGAATGGGTGCAGATGCACTGGAAACGGTTGCAAGAAATCTGTATGAGGTTATTAAAGTTGTAAAATATAGACCTTATAACTGTGAAAAAATAGGAAATCCTTGTTTGAGCCTTGGAGAAGCAGTCAATGTATATACGGCTAAAGAAATCATAGAAAGCTATGTGTTGAGTAGAACGTACAAAGGAATCCAACAACCGAAAGACACCATATCAGCAAGCGGAAAATCTCCAAAGTACAGTGAACAAGTAAATGGAATTAACAAAAGTATAATTCAACTCCGTGGAAAGACTAATGAACTAGAACGGAATGTCGAAGAGACCCGGTCCGAAATCAAGGATGTAGAGAATGGACTGGATACAAAGATTACACAAAACGCAGGAAAAATTGAAGCAGAAGCAAAAAGGGCAACAGATACAGAAGTAGAATTGGCAGCGGCAATATCTTTGCAGGCAGACCAAATCAAATTAAAAGTATCAAAAGGTGATGTCAGTTCTCAGTTAAGTGTTGAAAGTGGACAGGTAAGTATTTCTGGAAACCGTTTTGTATTGGAAGCAGATAACTGTAGCATATCAGCAGATGGAACTATAACAGCTAAAAATGCAGTAATGACTGGTAGTTTTAAGTCTATAGGGGAAGACGGAAGTTACACAGAAGTATCATCAGGTGAAATTAAATTTTATAACGAACTATTGCAAAGCACAGGATCTATAAAAGGATTGGGACAATATCTTACTATTGATGCTTCAATGGTAAGTGTAAGCGGAATTTTAGTGGTAGGAAATGGAGCAACATATGATTCACAATATGTAAAAAACATATCAACAACTTCTCAAATATTAGGCAGTAAGACAGTACTGACAAGTGCCACATTAAGTGTCACAAAAAATTATATAAATGGAACCGTATCAGATGTATCTTTGGTAACACAAACAGCCAATGTTGCTGATTATCCTGGACATAATGTTAATTTTATTACAGGAGTTTCATCACTTGGAGGTTTGCTCACTGCAACATCTGGAATTGTCACACTTATGACGTAGGAGATTTATTATGGTAAAAAAAATATTTATTCTTCAAACGATTATTGGAAAAACAATGAAAGAAGTAATGGAAGAAAGGCAAGAAATTCAGCAATATATAGCTTTTACCATTGGAATTTCCACGTTTACGGAAATAAATGCCACATTGTTTAGCACGGAAGATGGCGATGGTTTTGAAGAGTTTATGAAGCAACTTATTGACATGTCGGATACAGTGGTTGCACAGAGCGGATATGAGGTATCTGAACTGTGCAAAAATCTGTATGCATATGCAGAAGAGCAAGGAAAAGAAATCTATGTAAGGGAGAATTGATATGGCAGCAAACTTTGAGATTAAGAAATTAAAAAGCAACCTTGTGACAGTATTAAATCAAACACCGTTGCCTATCGAGGTGAAAAGGCTTGTACTGTATGAAGTGTATTCGGAGACTAAACAGTTATCAGATATGCAGATTATGAAAGAGGAAAGCGAGGTATCTGCAGATGGCGTTGAATAAGGTTTATACCAGAATTAACTGGGAAGATTATCCAAGTGAAAACACGGATTTAGATGCATACAATCTTAATCAGATGGATTCTGCTATTGATGCGTTGGACAACCGTATCATATCACAGGATGCCTTAAAAGTAGACAAGTCTGCAATAAACGGAAATATTGCAGACTGGACTATGGATGAAACAACCGGTGTTATTACTATTACAAAGTACAATGGTGAAAAAGTAATTTTTGACCTTAATATTGAAAAAATACCTGTCGAATTTTCCATGTCTGATGACGGAATCATTACCATGACTACAGAAGATGGAACACAGTTTACAGCTGATATTGGTTCTATGATTCCGGTGTTGACATTTGAAGATTCTGCAACCATAGCTGTATCCGTGACTGGTACTGGAAAGAATAAGACTTATTCTTTTTCAATAAAAACAGGATCAGTAACAGATGATATGCTGCAGCCTAATTATTTAGCAGATATTAGAGTAGAATCCGCAAATGCATCTGCTTATGCGCAATCCGCAAATGCAAAATCTGTATTGGCTGAATCTTATGCCGTAGGTGGAACCGGAACAAGAGAAGGAGAAGATACAGATAACGCAAAGTATTATATGGAGCAGGCAAAACTGCAAACAGGCGGTATACCTACAAAAGTCAGCGAATTAGAAAATGATGTTGGATACATTAAAAAAACAGTTTCTGATTTGACAAATTATTATGACAAAACAAGCGTTGATAAAAAAATAGATGCAATTCCTAAAACGTATTTGACAAACTATTTGACCAAAACTGGTGACGGTAGTAATTTGACTGCGGTGTTTGAAGAAGCAACAACTTTAGAGGAATTAACGACAGGAGAAAAGTTATCATCTATTTTGGGAAAAATTAAACTGGCTGTAAAAAACCTTAAATCACTTATAGGCCTTATCGGAACTACCGATATTTCGACTATTGGTGACGGTACTATCACTGGGGGATTAAGTGATGTAAATGGCAAGTTAAACCAGAACACCGATTTGACTTTAGTCAATTGTGTATCATGGGAATCTGACAATACAATTTCAAAAATAGGTAACAGAGTATTTGTAACGTTAGGCGTACAAATTACATCTGAGCAGTCTAGCGGATCATTAATTATTGCCAGTATTGCAAGGACATATTACCCTAAAACTACGTATGTTAGAACAAATGCAGCAGGTGGTACAAATGGCGATAATCACATGCTTTATATTAATAAATCTAATGGCGTAGTAATATTAAATCTTTCGACAGAACGGTATTATTCTGCCAGTTTCTCATACTTGGCAAATTAGGCTATTTATATGCTACAACAAAATTTAGGGTAAATGTTGCGTCATTACTTACAGTAGCAATTTGATATGCATAAAAATTACCATTAATTGCAAGACGCACATTAACAGCCCAATTACAGTTTACGAACACGCCAAATACGTTAGCATTACTTGGTAATCCAAAGTCAGATAAAGATCCTAATAATGACTGTCTATTTGTCACTAGCAGAGTAACAGATGTTGATATTGATGCAAATTTCAAACCACTTAACTTGCCATTTACAGAAGTAATGATAACTGATGTATGCAGATTAGTAATAAAAATAAATCAATCAAAAAGAGCATGGTGTAGAAGCCATGCTCTTAATTTTTATCTGATTCCCCAGTCACCGTCATTGTTGACGAAACCAACCACATATCCTATCATGTCATCAATTATGTGTTCCGGAAGTATACTGTTCGGAGACATGAGCGAAACATATCTCCATTTTCTAACGCCATATTCTATTATATGGGTTTTTACGGCAATTTGTATCCCACCATTACTTGTTACAATACATCGTTCACCGTCTTGTGGTTCCCGATCCGCTGCAAGGAGAACAATTTCCCCAGGCAGATAAAACGGCATATAGTAGTCACAGGGAATTTTCAAACCGATATAAGTCTTGGATTTTATATCTTCCGGTAATTTGTCTATGCAAATAGGTTCTACAGCGTTTGTGGTGGCTATAATTCCATTCACAAGTTGCGGTTTAAGGACAGAAATATACTTGTGTGATTTTTCAAGACTGGAATAGATTTTATCTTGGTGACGGATGGAGTAGCGGATAAGGTACAGAGAGTGTTCCGGCAGACTGCGGCATATCTTGACAGATTCCAACATCTTATCTTCCATAGTACCACAGCCTACCAACTCATCTACGCTGATTCCAAAGGCTCTAGCAAGCGCAACAGCGGTCGATAGCTTTGTGTCGTTAGAATTACCGTATAGTAGTGAATTAAGCGTAGAATAAGGCAAATTAGCTTCATCTGCAAGCTTGTAAACCGTCATGTCCGGCTCATTTAGAAATTCATGGAGATTTCCACGAAAACTTAACATATAATTAGTACGGTTGACTGATAAATGTGTCGAAATTTCTTTGATTCGGTCTTTTTTCATCATGTTTTTTATCCCCCTTTCACATGATACACTTGTAACATCCCTTGTTTCAAGGGACTTCAAGTTCTGGCGAGGGCGGTGTTTATTGGCGTTTTCACCGTCCTCTTTTGTTGATATTTTACAACAATAAAAAACGTGCGTCAAATATATTGATTGTTAAGAACATATGTTCTATAATGTAATGTATCGCTACTTTAGATTCTGCGGAGAATTAAGGGGAGAGGGGTGTGGTTACGATGAACGAAAGCAATGAATTTTACAGAGAGGAAATTGCAAGGATACTATCTGGAATAGAAGACAATGACATATTGAAATATGTGTATGTCATTGTCTCCGATATAGAGGGGGAAAAATGAAAAATCGAAAAAAAATAAATTGGGCGTTAATAATTTTGATTTACTTTTTAGGATTATTAACAAATTATTTCTTAAGATAGACCTAATATTTTCTTTAAATATTCTGTAAATATTGGAGAGCATAATCCCATAAAGTACACTAAAACGTAAACAAGTTTTGGACCTATATAATCAATAATTTTTTTAAAAGGACTTATGTAATTATGCTCTTTACTTTTTACTATATGTATGTCTTCTAATGAATTTATTTTTATATAGTTCATTTCTTCTAGTTCATTTATGTAATCAATAAAATCATCTATGGAAGAATCA